AGTGATAGGGTCAATGCAAACAAGCCTTGCCCCTGACTTCATGCGGGTCAACGTCCAGTCCATCACGCCGCGATGGGTGATGTCTGTCGCGTCGTAAACGTGCTGCCCGATAAGTTCCAAGTGTTCGGCGTGTTTGCTGTGTAGCATCAGCGCCCGCTCGGAGTTCTTGGCCACCCAATCGACCGACGTGATGCTTGCCTCCCCGCTAACTTGGGCCAGCCTTCGCGTCAGGTGATACTGCCGCCCGCTTTCAAGTGCGAGAATGTCGGCGTGTACCCCTGTAGTTATCATGTGCGATACCAGTTGCAACGCAAGGAAAGACTTAGCCGAACCGGGGGCACCGCTCAATAGCACAATCGAGCCGGGCAAGAATGGCTGAATCAGTTGGTCAACTTCCTTCCACGGCGTACCGATAGTGTTGATTTCGCCCGTCTTGATCTTCTCCAACCGATCTACCACGATGCTTGATCCTGACTCAAGAATCAGGTTTGGATCGGGTAACGGGGCGGTCGCCTTGACAAACGCCCGCTGTGCTGTTGAAAGAAACTTCTCAGTTTCATCGCTTGTGGCGTACTTGCCAGCCTTGGCCGTGTGAAGCATCTGGTCGCATAGGTCACAGAATCTTCGCACCGTCGCGTAGTTGCGGATCATGCGGGCAAAGTGTGGCCACGTTTCGCCTAGTTGCCCGTTGTCCGCAAGGTACTGGATGTAGTCACCCCCGCCGCAAAGGTTTAGGGTTTGCTTGGTTTGGAGATGGTGGTAGACCTGTAGCACGCTGCACTCGGCTACCCCGCTCTTTGCCTTGGTGTCCTTGGTGATGGCTTGAATCGCACTAAATATCACTTGGTGCTTTTCGGGGTAGAAGTCTCTGGCGGAAATGTAGCGGGTAACGTCCTCCGCGTACATCGGGTTCATAATGAGCGTACCCAGCAGGCTCATCTCGGCCTCCGTGCAATCGGGGGCGGGTGCTACGTCGTGCGGGTCAGTTTGCATAGGTACTTTCGTGGGAGGGTGTCAACTGGCTAGGCGGGATGTATCCCGGCAGGTCTAGGTACTCGCGTGAGTTCAAGAAACTTGCGGGGTACGGTACCCACTTCCCATCGTCCTTTGTCCAATCGTCGCTGGCTTTGAGTTTGGCGACCGCCCAAAGAATCTTGTCGGCGACCTTCTCAAGCCCGTCACGTTGCCAAACTTCCCACGCGGCCATCTTCTTTTTCTTGCGTGGGTAGGCTACGTAGAACCGTGCAAAGTTCACACTCACATCGTCGATGGTGAGGTCGATGGGCTTTGCGGGTTGGTTGGTGGCTTTGCGCTTGCGGGTTGGGGTGAGGTCTATTCCCAACAATGACCCGCCCGCGTTAGCGGCGGGTAGGTTTTGGTTTTGAGTATCTGTGTCTCTAAGACTCTGAGCCTCTGAGCATCTAAGACTCTGAGGTATATCCAAAGGCTTATCCAAACTGGTTAAGTCCTTGGTTAACCTAGAATCCTTGAACCCGCGTTTTTGCTTCAATAACGCAGGATTCCCGCCGCTAGCACCGTTCGCCGCCAATCTCGCCCGCTTGGTTTCATCCTCAACCATCCGCCTGCAAACGATTGTTTGCTTAGGTGTCTGGTTAACCCCTTGGTTATCCGCTTGGTTAACCAACACAGTTGAATACACCTTTGCACGTTCCAACTCCGCCAGTAGTTTTCGGACCTCATCGACCGTGCCGCCAGTCTCTTTGGCGATGCCTTCCACGCCCATCGGCTGGCCGGTTGGGTCTAGCAGGTGGCCGTAGACCGGGGAGCCGTGCATGATGCAGATCATGTCAAACCAAAGGCCACGCGCCGCATACGAAACGTGCCTTACGCCACGGTCGGCAAACCAGTCGGCGGGAAAGAACTTGAGAAACGGGAACTTGGGTTTATCTTCCATGACCACCCCCAAAACGACAAGCCCCCCGCACGGCTAATCCGGAAGTGCGTATGTCCGTAGACATCGCTAACGGCGTGCAGGGGGCTTGTGGTTTTATGTGGGTATAGACGAACATACAAGGAACTTCCGATTAGCGTCCACACTGTATCACACTTCCCCCATTTGTGCAAGGGAAATATGCTACCAGCACGCTTTTTTTTGGGACTCTACCCTTAGAAAGGGGGTATGAAAATGGCGGGCGGGCTGTTAAACCCGCCCCCACTGGAGCCGACGTGCCGCCGATATTCCCGTCGTGCGGCTGCGGGGGGAGTGCTACTTTCGCGGCCTACCCGCTTTGCTTACCGGCCTCCGCTGACCCGCACCTACGAGCCAGTACGCGCCGTACTTTTCCGCCTTCAACTTCCCCGCCGTGATCCACTTGAGGACCGTTCGCCGGGTCACTCCAAACCGCCACGCGGCTTCGGATACTGAAATGAGTTTGACGGGCTTCACACTTCCTCCCGGTCGGCGTAGGGGTCATCCGGGTCATAGCCGCGAACGATCCGCCACGCCAGCAATAGCACGGCTAGAAAGACCACCAACGGGCCGCACACGGCGTAGGCCATCGGAAGGGCCACCCAGCCGAAGAACACGCCCACGGGCAACAGGATCAAGCCAAGGGCAAGCCACGCGAGGAAGCAGTAGGTGAGTTTGGGGTTCATTGGTTTGGGGTTCCGGGTGGGATCGAGTCGAGGCACTTGAGATACGCCTTGTGAGCCAGCCCCCGCTGTCGAGTCGCTTCCTTCGCGGTGATGGTCCCGGCATCCTCAAGGGCTTGGATGGCGGCCATCTGGTCGGCAAGTGCCTTCCAGCATGAGTCGGCGGTGGGGGTGAGTAACGCTGCAAGGGCCAGCACGATAATGGAGAGAGTTTTCATAAACCCCGCCGCGAGAACTAACCCGCGACGGGGGGAGGAGAGAGACTACTTAGAAGGGTACATCATCAACCGCCGCCGCCATCACGCCCGCACGTTCCTTGTCAAGCCGGTCGCGTTCGCGGGCGAGCATATCGGCAAACGCCCGCACCTCCCGCTCAATCGCCGCTATCACCGTCTCATCACGTTCGACCCGTTGAACTACGCTGGGTATCACCGGGTGGTATGACACTTTATCCAGCCACTTCCGGCCCGTGATCCACAACCCGCCCTGCGTTTGAAGTACGTAGTCATCGAACCCGTACAACTTGTAGCCCATGTGGACCTGTGGGGAAGGGCACTTGATCTCGATAAGCCCTTCATCGTCTACAAGTCCATCGGGTGAGTACCCCGCTATCCCTTCGTCATGCAGGCAGAAACCCACCTCCGCAACCGTCCGCCCCGTTGTGAACGCGTACCAGTTGCGGGCCTCTGGTTCCAACTGAGTACCCCGCTCCATGAAGGCCGATGATTGTTCATCGAGGCTCACGTTTAGCCACCATTCCGCAAGCAACTTCGCCGCGTACTTATCCTGCGAACCGGATGCCTTCAACGTCTTGGGAGTCAGGACGTTTTCAAACCCGCTCGCGGTTGGCAAGCCGATACGGGCCTGCAACCATTCGGGGGTGCCTTGTACACAGTTGACGATTTTCACTTGATGGCCTCCTTATCATCTACCACCGTGATCTTGACGCGCCGCACGGTACACGTTGACCGCATATCTTCAGGAAGAAGCGTGTACATGTTCGCGGTCTGCATCCGTAAATCCCGCACGGTTCCATTCTGAATCGTCCCGTCCTTGTCAACAATCGCCCACGCTAGTACGGGTTGTATGTTCACTTCATCGCCTCCCGCCGCTTGGCTTCAACCATCGCGAGGGCCTCCCCCAACTTTGACGCGGGGAGTTCACTGAGTCGGCCAATGTTGAACCGCCTACAAAATGCAACTTTGTTTCCCTTGACGTTCTCGATAGCCGTGTCGAGGTCCGCCGCTTGTGACTCGGTGATGGTTTCAACGTCGGCGCTAGCCGTTGCCCCGTCGTCATCCTCATCGCACGTTGTTAAACCAAGGGCCTGAATCAAACTGTACCGCTGGGCGTAGGTCATTAAAGCCCCGGCCTTCTGTGCTTCGCTTGCCCCGGCCTTTGATTCCGTTGGCAGGCTAACCGTTGACCGTTCGCTATGCCCTTTGGAATGGGAGATAATGCAATCGAGGGACATCACGCCGCCCTCTACCTTCATGCCGGACCACTTGTATGACAGCCCGCACGGTCCAAGGTGGGGTCGAATCGTTGCCCCAATGTCCTCAAGGCTGGCGTACATACGCGGCTTGCTCACGCCGTTGCGGTCAACCGTCTTGAAGAATGAGTTCACCGTCTTGCGGGGAATCGCGGGGCAGTTGGCTTGAAACTCCGCCATTGCCAGCACGTACGCGGCTTTGGCTTGTTCGGCTCGCATGTCCTTTGCCATCGCCAGCATCCGCTCCAAGTTTTCGACCGATACGCCGTGAATAGCGGCCTTGTCGATGATTGCAAGAAATGCGTTATAGTCCGACGGTTGCTCTCGTTTCGCTAGTTCGTTCATCGTGTCCTTTCGCTTGACTTGACCGGGAAGGTCAAAACTGATTTGATCGTTCATTGCTGCCTCGCTTTCAGCATCGCGTCGGCCATGGCGTAGGCAAGTGTGGCATCTTCCAGCCGCAACCGATCTCGCCACTGGTCGAGTGTTTCGCCGTTGGTGTTCTGCCATACGCGATGATTGTCGAGGCTAATGATCCCCTGCATCGCCAGCCCCGCAAAGTGATCGCGTAGGTTTGGCACTGTCGGCACGGCGTGCAATTCGGTTGCCGGCTTGTAACCGCACGCATCACGTATGCGCTTGATAGCCCATCGCCCGCACCCACGAATGGCTCGCAGTTCGC